CAGGTCATCCGACAACTTGTAGGCCACGTCCACATCGGCATTTCTCGGTCCTTCTTCAAATGCCGTTCGAACAGCCTTTAAAAAGTCTTCGGCAAAGAACCGGAAAAGCTCCGGACTGAAACCTGCCAGTTCACCGTTCCATACGGCAGCGATGAGCCTTTCATCCAGGGGGGAGGTATCACTCATGCGGATTATGCCAGCCCCGCCCGGATGCGGGGCCGCCACGAAAAAAGATTTTATCCTTTCCCAAAGCGTACGTTCATCGGCATTCTCCACCGTTCCTACGGGTGTACCATTCCTGACCTGTGGTTTTACCGCTTTGGCCGGCCGGTCATCATTTCCCGTATCGGCTGGTGCCCCCATGAACACTTCCTCCCCGTCCTTCGGTTCGGGGATGCCGTATTTCTCATAGCCGTAACTGCGGGGAATAGGAATCATCGTAGAGAGCGTTTTTAGGTCACTTACGGTAAGCTCGTCCTTCTTGTCCACGAATGAGAACTTTCCGCCATGTACCGGATATCCCCTGCTTTCAAGCAGCGGTACAAGGTATTTGTTCAGCATGCGTATGACAAAACGCCGGTCGCTGCGGTGTTTCTTCTCCTGCACTTCCAGATGTACCTTGCTCTGCGAGAGCGACGCACCGTCTTTGGTGGTCATGGTCTGTCCCAGTACGGTTATGAGTATCTCCTCGTTGCAGGCATTGCGGAAATCGTTATAGAGCGCCCCGTTGCTGCTTCCGCTGAGTGTCGTCTGTTCCACGTCACTCTCTTTCGGGATGACAATGTACGGTGCCGATCCCGCTTCCTCGAATGCCTGTATGAGAAGCCTCCTGCTTTGTTCGTCCATGCTGTTGTACTTTCCTATGCGCTGCGGCATCCCGAAGAGTTCCACGAACTGTGCCCAGTCCCCGAATCCCCCGCGCTTGTATATCACATAGGGAGCCACTTTCAGCAAGAGCCCAAGGTCATTATCCTCTCCCCACTGTATGATCATACCGTCATCGCTGTAACTGATCCCGTCCGTATCGTACTGGCGCCGCAGTATCAGCTTCTCTTTGGGACGTATGTGCTTGCGCGGTATGCTGTTGAAGTCGAACCCGTTCACGAAAGAATATTCGTCTACGGATATTCCCCAGAAAAGGCTCCACATGATCTCTTTCAGCTGGTTCTCGAACTCCACAGTATCTATGAGTTCCGTTATCCGTGGTACTTCCTTCCTGTTTACCGTAAAGTTAATATCGCAGTCGGTTATCGCCTCTATACGTTTGCCGATGGCATCCGTCACAGTCCCGTCCATGAGTATGTCCTCATACAGGTCGTACAGTTTGCTGCGCAGCCCCATGTCAGCCGCCCTGAGCGCACTTTTCCATGTGCCTATGTCGTTTATTCCCCTGTGCACGGGCTGCACCAGTATCTGATTGTATACCGGTGTTACGGCCTTCCTGGACACAGGTTTTTCCTGCCGTTCTTTCCTTTTCCTGTTTGTCATAAAGTTTCCGTTTAAAAGTGGTTGTCACGTTTCCTGTTGCTTCCGAATGCTATTTCCCCGCAGCACCTGCACTCTTGCCGTCCCGGCTGCTCCGGTGCTGCCGGCAGGTTCGGGTTCTGCCTGTTCTGATTGTTCCTGAGCCATTCAATGGCACGATCGTAGCGCTTTTCGCGCATTTCAATATCCACTCCGGCGTTACAGATATTACAGAAGTGCCAGGCGGCTATATCCTTTACAAAGAGCAGCAATATGGGATTGCGTTCCTTTCCCCTGGCGGCGAATATCTTTCCTGTATCGTACTTGGTAAGATATCCCTGTACCTCCTCTATGGCGGCGTCTATGGCCGACATCATCGCCGCATCATCGCCATGGCTGATGGTATCCATATCCTCCTCATAGATGTGGGTTGTCATTTCCTCTACTTCCAAATAAGCCATATATTTTTATTTTTAATGGTTTGTCACATTCTTTTTTTGTTATGGGGGCGTCTTCCTATCCAGTAACTTCCGGCTTCCATGTGGGCGTTCAGCTGCTGGCACATGTAATATCCCCCTTCAATGGCATCCGGTCCGTCTGCCGGTGCCGGCAGTCCGTCGTCGAACAGCCTGAACTGTTCCTCCAGCCGCTGCATGTCCGGATTGTCCTTCTCCCGTATGTTGAAAACGAGCCTTCCCGCCCTGTTCAACGGTTCCAGGTTCCCTTCTATACGCACGAATTTGTCGGGTTTGTCACGCCCGTCGGGTGAGATACTGATGTAATGTCCTTTTTCCTTCCCTTTTGCAAGGAAAAGAGGAACGAATACCTGCTGGTAGAACGGATCCTGCAGTTTGTTATTCTCTATGTAGTTCCTCTGCTGCGTCCTTTCCCTTACGTAGTCCCGCTGATAGTAATACCAGTTCACGAACTCGTCGTTGGTGACATGCCGCAGATATCCGGTATATACATACAGCGTTCCCTCGTATAGCCCCATGAGAAAATTCGCCTTGAAGGAGTTCTTCTTCGCCTTCTTGCCGGTGGTGTTGCTCGGTGCCGGGTCCCCGTAACTGACAATATATTTGAGCTTGCCTATGGGCGGGCATTCTCCCCAGCGTATCTCCTTGAAGTAGGAACCCTCCACCACCGGATTATTGAAACACTCCTTCTGCCCGCTGGCGAGGCTCACCTGTGCCAGCACCTCGTCTATCGTCTCCTCAGTGTTCTTTTCCGGCCATACGGACGTTCCGAACTGGTAATCCGCCTGCGGATCGGGATTATTGATATCCACCATGCGTATATTGATGATATCCCAGTTTCCGATAGGCTTCTCCCTTGCTGCCAGTTCCCTTGCCTTGTTACCTGCACGTGAGACGCAGCAGTCCTTTGCGATGACGTTCCCCGTCCAGACGGTAAGCAGCGCCTCGCTGATGGAGCGGGTGAAGAACAGCGCCTGCTCGAACCAGTTCCATTTGTTGTTCACTATCTCCGGATTGCGGCATTCCTCGTCGGTATCGTAGTCATCCATGAGCAATACGTCCGGGCGTACCTCGTCCATTTTGACTCCGCGCGGTGACTGTCCCCAGCCCATCGCCATGAACGACACGCGGGTGCTGAGGGTGAAATAGTCCTCCGTCCATTTGTCACCGATGAGGTTGCCGTAGAAATATTTCAGCCGCTCGTTCGCCTCGAACTGCGCCCGGTACTGGTTCAGCAGCTTCCTTGCGCCGTCATTGGTCGCCGAGGTCATGATGACGCACCGCTTGTTTTTCTTCACGATGACCAGGTACAGCACGATGAACATCACGATGGTGGACTTTGCCAGCTCACGCGCCCAGCTCAGCACTTCGTACCAGTTCCCGTCGGAATGCCCGATGATGCGCCTGATGGCTTTCTTCTGGAATCCTGCAAACTCGTATTTGGCATATCTGTAAAACATGAACTTCGCCCATGCTACAGGGTCCGCTTCCAGTTCGCGCAATTTCCTTGCCTTTTCTTCTCCGGTCATGGTGAAGTCTACGGCGGTCTGTGTACGTATCTGCCTCAGGGTTTCTTCCCAGTCGTCGGAGAGTGTCCTGTTGTTTCCTGTCAGTCTCTTTTTTGCCATGGCGTTACCTTAATTTCTCCTTTACAAATTCGTCAAAATAATAACTCAGTTCGATTGCCTTCTGCGGGTCACGCTTGCGCAGCCAGAAAAGGATCTGTTTGCTCACGCTGATGATATCGGCTATGCCGTAGTCCCCTTCCATTTTGGCGATGGCGGCGGAGAGTTTGTTGATGGTGTCGGCTTCGGCGGAAGTGGCATACTTGTCACCACGCTCGGCTATGGCCTTGTTCATTTCCGCTATCTGCATGTAGAGATTGCGTATCTGTTCCTCCCGCGTGGTGGTGACGGCCGCCCGCAGCATTTCCCAGTTACCCTCCTTGCTCCACTTACTCATGGTGACAGGGCTGACACCCACCTTTTCGGCTATCTGCCTGCTTTGCAGTTCTCCCTGCATGTAGAGCATCTTCGCCCAGTCCTTTTTCTGTTGATTCGTTAGTGTCTTGGACATATTTATTCTCTTGATTATTACAGTACAAAGTTAGGCAGCGCATACCGATTAAAATAATCCGCCTGCAACAGTTTCCGTCTACAGGTAAACAGTTTCCACTCGGTAGGAAACTGTTACAGGGCGATTTGCACACCTTCTTTTTATCCCTGAATTTTGCAGCAAACAAAATGAGAAAAGCAATGGGCAAAGCATATACATTCTGTGTACATGACGAATCCGTAAACACTTACGGTTTCCGCATGCTGACTTCGGGGGCCAACCTGGAAGAATTCAAAAAGAATCCCGTGGTACTCTATAACCATAATGACTGGGAAACCCCGATAGGGCGCGGTGAGAACGTGCGTGTGGAGGACGGCAGGATTCTGGTGGACGTTGTATTCGACGAGGAAGACGAAAAAGGACGTACGATAGCCGGCAAGGTGGAGCGCGACTTCCTGCGCATGGCCAGTATCGGCACCTGGCCGCCTGAAGAGATCAGCGATGATCCCGCATTGAAACTTCCGGGACAGACGGGACCCACCGCCAC